GACTTAGTTTTATTCCATATTTTTATGATAGCGACATTTGTACGCGGACTTAGAGATATTCCATTAATATCATTTCTATGTTTATTATCACTAGTAATTATTTCACCTATCATTTTTGCAGACATTTCAATCCAATGAGAATTAATATCATCTTTTTCAATAATATAAGACCAGGTTCCGCCATTGCGATTTTTGGCATCTTCCCATAATGGGAATACACCCTCTCTCATAAGAAAGTACATATTTGTTGAATAATCGGGAATTGCTTTGTAAAATTTCCAAAATCCTTCAATTGTATTAAAAGAATAGATTTGTTTATAACTTTCCTTAAGCCAATTTTTATCATATACTTTGTGAATCCAAACAATCCAAGTATTATTTAAAGAATTTGTTTGTTTTACTATATCTTTCTTTTCCATTATTAGTTTATTTGATATTAAAATTATAATCTTATTAATTAATAATTATAACAATATGCTTTCTTATACATCTAAAAAATCAATTTTAAGTTTTTTTACTTCATATATATATTCACCGAGTATGTCTATATATAATTATTTCACATCACTTTATAATTCTTATTATTCCGATGAAGAAATTAAAGTAGATATAGAATCAAAAACAATAGAAATAACTTTTTGTACTAATGATAAATTATATAAAATAAAGACAGACTTAGTTAATAATAATTTAAAAGAAATTTGTCAAAAACTTGAGATAGATATACAAAATGAACTTTCCATATCCCAAAAAACATATTTATCAGCTATAATAAATGATGATTATGATATAACTGATGTACTTACACAATATAGTGGGCCATTTGGTGATTTTTATCAACGTTATGGTTTAGATATGAAAGTAGATTATATTGTACCAACTAATTTAAAAGAAGATTTTGAATCATTAAAAATAATTGATGATGAAGCAGAGATATATGAATTTAATAATTTAAATGATATATTGAGAACCGGTTACAATATAAATTGGTTTAATAATTTAAGTAATTCTGAAAAAATAAAAACAATTAAAAAATGTCCTTACATCTAATAAGAACATTTAGATACATACTCTTGCCATGATTTAATTTCTATATTATTTTTATTATTATTATTATTGAATAATGATGATATGAATAAAGTAGCATTCTTTATATTCGTAAAGAGTGGAATATTATTATCAATCGCACATCGTCGAATCATATATCCATTTGTTTGTGATATATATGACCTTTTTTTAGGTATATTTACTACTAAACCTATTTTTTTGGATTTTAAATAATTAATTACATTATCTTTGTCATTATCTTGAATTTTATTCAATAATATACTTTCGATATTTTCATCTTTTAAAAAGTCATGAGTTCCTTTTGTTGAATATAATGTATATCCAAGCAATACTAATTTTTTTACAGATTCCAAAAATTCAGCTTTAAATTGAATAGAACCAATTGATATTAAAGCACTTTTAATTTTTGAAATATTTATTCCAGAACTAACTACAGAATTTAAATATGTTTCATATTTGTTACTCCCAAAACAAGCTACTTCTCCAGTTGATGACATTTCAACTTTTAATACTGGATCAACTCCATCTAATCTTGTAAAAGAAAACATTGGACATTTAATCGCAATATAATCTATGTCATAAATATCAATTGGAACTCTTTTAACATCATATCCCATCATTGATTTAGTAGCCAACTCAATAAAATCTACATTTAATGTTTTAGATACAAATGGAAAAGAACGAGATGCTCTTAAATTACATTCGATTACTTTGATAGCATTATCTTTGGATAAAAATTGTATATTAAATGGTCCTGTAATATTTAAAAATTTACATATTTGTTTAGAAACTTTTCTAATTTTTTTGATTGTTTCTATATATAATTTTTGAGCAGGTAAAATTAATGTAGCATCTCCAGAATGAACACCTGCGTTTTCAACATGTTCAGATATAGCATAATTTATTACTTTTCCCGAACATCCAACAGCATCAAATTCAATTTCTTTAGCACCTTCAATAAATTTTGATACAACAATTGGATATTTTGAATTAATTTCTGATAAATTTTTCAAATAATTATTTAAATCCGTCATAGAATAAGCAACTATCATAGCAGAACCACTTAATACATATGATGGACGAATAATAACTGGAAATTCAATCTTATTAGCAAATACTTCAATATCCTTTATGTCAATTAATTCTTTCCATTTTGGTTGATCAATTTTTAATGTATCCAATGTTCTTGAAAATTTATATCTATCCTCAGCATTGTCTATAAATTCTGGTTGTGTTCCTAAAATTTTTACACCATTTATTGATAATGGCATTACTAATTTATTTGGAATTTGACCTCCAACAGAAACAATAACTCCACTACTATTTTCAATTTCATATATATCTAATACCCTTTCTAATGATAATTCTTCAAAATATAATCTATCAGTTTCATCATAATCTGTTGAAACTGTTTCTGGATTATAATTAATCATAATTGATTTTTTATGAATTTTTTTTAAAGTTTTTAAACAAGATACAGCACACCAATCAAATTCACAAGAAGAACCTATCCGATAAGAACCACAACCTAATACAATTACACCATTATCATTAAAATCTAAATCACTTTCTGTACCATTATATGTACAATACAAGTAATTAGTTTTAGCTGGAAATTCAGCAGCCAATGTGTCAATTTGCTTAACACATGGAATTATATTTTTTTGTTTTCTTATATTTCGTATCAAACTTTCATTAAAATTTAATAAACTTGATATTTGCTTATCCGAAAATCCACATTTTTTTACTTTTAATATTATATCGCGATTAGTCAATACATCATTCTGCTTTTGTAACCATTTTTCTGTATCAACTAAAGATTTAAATTTATTTAAAAACCATTTGTTCATTAATGTATAATCACTAATATCATTAACATCCATATCACGACAAAATGCTTCAAATATAACAAATATTCTACTATCAGTTGGTTTTTTTAATTCTTCAATTAATTCTTCATTTGTCATACGTTTTAATCTTGGAGTAGAAGTTAATAATGATATAAAATCATCATTCATCATTCTCAAACCTTTCATAAAACATTCCTCAAATGTTCGTCCTATAGCCATAATTTCACCAATTGATTTCATACAAGAACCTATAATATTAGATGAATTTGTGAATTTTTTATTATCCCATCTAGGAAATTTTACTACACAATAATCCAAACTTGGTTCAAAACAAGCAATTGTCGATTTTGTAATCATATTTTTTAAATCTATTAAATCTTTTCCTAAAGAAATTTTAGTAGCAATATAAGCTAATGGATATCCAGTTACTTTTGATGCTAAAGCACTTGAACGAGATAAACGGGCATTAACTTCTATTACATAATACTTATCACTTTTTGTATCTATCGCAAATTGAACATTACATTCTCCTACAATATTTAAATGACGAGCAATTTTGATTGACGATTCTCTTAATTTAAAATATTCATGATTGTTTAATGTTAATGATGGTGCAATTACAATAGAATCACCTGTATGAACTCCAACAGGATCTATATTTTCCATATTACATACAACAATACAATTATCATTGTTATCTCGAACAACTTCATATTCTACTTCTTTCCATCCCTGTAAAGATTTACTTAAAGTTACTTCTGGAGATTTACTTGAAGATAATTTAAACATAGTTATTAATTCCTTATCATTTTTTACAAATCCACTTCCTAATCCACCTAAACTATAATTAGTACGAACTAATATAGGATAACCAATATTATTAGCCCAATTAATAGCAGAATCTTCATCATGAATAATTGTTGTTGGAATTATTGACTCATTTATCTCCTCTAATGTCTCATTAAATAAAACCCTATCCTCTGTAGTCTCAATTGTTTTTATTGAAGTACCCAAAACACGAACATTATTTTTTTCTAAAATACCACTTTTATTTAATAAAATTCCACAATTTAAAGCGGTTTGTCCACCAAATTGTAATAAAATACCATCTGGTTTTTCTTTTTCAATTATTTTACTTACCGTATCTAATGTTACAGGCAAAAAATATGTTTTATCAGCCATATAATTAGATGTTTGAACTGTTGCTATATTTGGATTTATTAATACAATTTCTATATTTTCTTCTTTTAATGCTTTAATACATTGAGAACCAGAATAATCAAATTCACCTGCTTGACCTATAGAAATTCCCCCAGAACCTAAAACCAAAACTTTATAAATCGGTTCTTTTGTTCTAAAATTAATTGTATTTACTGGAAATTTTTTCGTATTAATTAATGAAGAAAACGTATCAAATAAAAAATTTGTGTCCTCTGGACCACCATTACCTTCCGGGTGAAATTGAACTGAAAAAAAAGGCTTAAATTTATGAATTATACCTTCATTACTATGATCATTACCATTTATAAATAAAGGTCTCCATTCATCATTTAATGATGATTCATCAACTGCGAATCCATGATTTTGTGATGTAATATAACATTTCATATTACGCAAATCAATTGCTGGTTGATTCATACTTCTATTTCCAAATTTCATTTTATAAGTAGAAGCACCCGTTGCTAATGCCAAAATTTGATGACCTAAACATATTCCAAAAATTGGAATATTTTTTTCCAACATTTTTTTCACATTATTTATTAAAATATCCAACATTAAAGGATTACCTGGACCATTTGATAATAAAATACCATCAATTTTTTCCTCAGTAAAATCATAATTCCATGGAACTATAATTAATTGGACATCATATTTTAATAAATTTGTTAAAATACTTTTTTTACAACCACAATCAACTACTAATATTTTCTTTGAACCATCTCCTATAATTTTTTTTTCTCTAATTGATACATTTTTAACAATATTTTCTTTATTTGGATTCCAATAATCAATGGATTGATTAGGAAATTCAATCTTACATAGCGGACTACCACTAATTCTTATTTTTTTTGTTAATTCTCTTGTATCTATATCATATAATCCTGGAATCTTCTCCTCTTTTAACCATTCAGATAAAGATTGTATAGCATTATAGTGTTCATAATTATCCGAATAATCAGCAACAATTACTGCCTTGACATGTATTTTCTCTGATTCAAAATATTTTAAAAATCCAAAGTCGTCTTTATCTTTATTTGGTACTCCATATATTCCAATTATTGGAAATGTTATTACCAAAATTTGACCATGATAACTTGGATCAGTTAAAGATTCCGGATAACCAACCATACCTGTATTAAAAACTAATTCACCAGATACAGATTTTTCATATCCAAAAGATTTACAAGAAAAACTTGTATTATCTTTTAATTTTAGAGTAATAGTATTTTGATTCATTTAAAATATAATAAATTATGGATAGTAATACTTATATTATAAATTATTGTATCTTATTTAAATATATCAATTTTTTTTATATTTAAATTATTAATTATTAATTAAGAATTAAACAAATATTATAGTATAAATATGGAAACTGCTAAAATTAATACTGATAATGAATGGACAACGGTTGTAGATAAAAAAAAAGTAAAAAAAGAAAAAAGAATGAAAAAAAAACTTTTAAAGGAACAAAAAAATTATCACAATAATTCTAGAAAATTATATAAAAAAAATACAAAAACTGAAATTAAATCTAAAACAAAAATTCAAGAAACTACAGATAAAAAAAACAATATTGTAATTATAACAAATGCTTTTAATAGTTTATTAAACGAATTTGATGAATCATCTGAATAATTATTATAATATTAATAACTCAAATTAGTAATATAATAATATTATTTTGCAAAATTAGCTTTGATTATGTGATAACCATCGTATTTGGGGAAAACGATATATTCGTTTATTACTTGGATTTAAAAAAGGACGGAATGTAATTTTTGGAGTTGGTAATTCCCTCCAATTATCATTTGTATGAGAATATTTTGCTTTTCCAAGTGGTTCATATTTAAACTTCTTTGTTATTCTAAATAAAAAAAATAAAATTACTAATGCTATTATTAGAAATAATAATTTTTTTATACTTACTGATGGTAAAACATTAATACTAAACATTTATTATTTTAATATATTTTTATTTTAACTGTTTTCTATTATAATTAATTGCATTTTTTCTAAAACATATCTTTTTACTTTTTCTTTATCATAAATTAACTTTTTAACAAAAAACTCTTCGTTAAAATTTAAAGGAACTTTTAAAACTATAATTTTAGATAAATTCTGTAAATTATTACATATACTCCACATAGGTGTAGTTGATAAATATAAATTAACCTTTTTTTTGTATTTATATTTTTTACCACCCCACGGCGGATCTATATATATTACATCTTGTTTTAACCTATGTATCATTTCTAAACAATTACCTTGAAAAACAGAAACATTTTTACAACCATAAGTTTCTACATTATGTTGTAAAAACTGACATCTTTCACTAGAAATTTCTATCGCATTTATATGTTTAAATACATGTGAAAATCTTATAGTATCACCACCAACACACGCAGTCATATCTGTAATAGTTCCTTTTTTTGATACATAAGATGAAATAATTTCAGCAATTCTTTTTGATTCTTCCAATGGTGTCATACTATATACAGCTACATTATCCATTTTTAATTTACGAAGAAAACTCTCTCTTCCTTCAAATAAATATTGTAAATTTTCTATTGGTAAAGATTTAATTATATTTCTCATCTTGCTATTACTCAATATAATAAGTAATTTAAATTATTTCATTATTGTTATTTCATTTTTAAATTTTTATTTTTTATATCGTTAAAAAAAATAAAAATTAATATCCTCTATTTTATATAATACATTATGAGTGGACTAGATCTTGAATTAAAAAAATTTGATATTCGTAAAATTAGTGATGACGCAGTCATTGCCGCAATTGGGCGAAGAAGAACTGGAAAATCTATAATATTAAAAGATATTTTATATAATAAAAGACATATTCCGTTTGGAACTGTAATATCAGGAACTGAAGCAGCTAATGAATTCTTTTCTGATTTTATTCCAAAAACTTATATTTTCCATGAATATGATAAAAAAATTATTAATAATGTTCTCAAAAGACAAATTAATCTTATAAAAAAAATGAAATCAAATGATAGACGATATAAAACAGTTGACCCTAGATTATTTTTAGTATTAGATGACTGCTTATTTGACGATTCTTGGACACGGGATAAATGTATCCGATCTGTATTTATGAATGGAAGACATTATAAAGTAATTTTTTTTGTAACTATGCAATATCCATTAGGAATTCCCCCGGCATTGAGAACTAATATTGATTTTACATTTATTATGCGAGAACCTTATTATTCAAATCGTAAAAAAATTTATGAACAATATGCTGGCTGTTTCCCAAATTTTCAAATATTTTGTGATGTTATGAATTCATTACAACAATTTGAATGTTTAGTTATTAGTAATAACGCAGAATCAAATAGATTAGAAGATCAAGTATTTTGGTTTAAAGCTTCATTACGAGATAATTTTAAATGTGGAAGTAAACAATTTTGGCAATATCATGAAGATAACTATGATAGTGATGATAATAAAAAAAACTTTGATGTTTCAAAAGTCAGTACCAAAAGAAAATATGGCAATATTAACATCAGTAAAGTAGATATATAAAATCAAGCATATAATTCATCAATCACATTCTGATTTTTTTCCAATATAATAGCTCTTTTTAATTTTAAAGTAGGTGTAAGTTCATCTGTAGATACTGAAAAATCATCTAATAAAATTCTAAATTTTTTTACAGTTTGAGCATTTGATACCGCATTCTTATTTGCCTTTACTATACCTTGTTCTATATACCTTTTTAAAATATTACATGTTCTAGCATCTTCAGTATTTACTAAAATACTACCTAACTTTTTCATAAATTCACAAACACTCTTTTCTAAAATACGTGTTGGAATTTCATCTTCAGATATTACACACTTTAATGTAATCAAACAAGTTAAATATTTCTGGGCATCACCAATTACTACTACATTTGAAATAATATCAGATAATTCTTTTTTTATATTATTTTCAATTAAAACCGGAGCAATATTTTCACCACCACGTGTTATTAAAATTTCCTTTATACGACCAGTTATTGTCAAAAAATCATCCTTATCTAAATACCCGATATCTCCTGAATGATAATAACCATCCGAATCAATAACTTGACTAGTTTTTTCTCTTTTATTTATATATCCCATAAAAACATGCCTACCTTTACAAATTATTTCACCATTTTTTGTATTATCCGGTGAATATAATTTTAACTCTTCACCTGTAAATTTACTACCACAACAAACTCTTTTCTGAGATTGACCTGGAATTCTTACAAAATGCTTGAAATTTTTTGGTAAATTAAAAGTAACCGGACCACAACATTCAGAAGCACCATATAAATTCATTATTTGAATATCTAAACTACCAAAATATTTTAACACCTCAGTTGAAATTGGGGCAGCACCTGTCATAAATAATTTACATTTATCTAAACCTAAACCTTTTTTAATTTTACTAAAAACAATAGAATCAGCTAAATAATATACATATGGTAAATCCTTTTTCTTCTCTTTATACCTTGTCGCTTGTAATCCCACTTGCTTGGCTTTATTACCCACTAATCTTTTAAAACAACCATTACTTTTACCCAATAATTTCATCTTTTCAGCAAATTTTTCCCAAACACGAGGAACACCAAAAAATATAGTTGGTCTTACCGCACATAAAGTATCCTTTAATGAACCCTTTAAAGCATCTGGGCGCGCAAAAGTTGCATGAGAACCTGTAAACATTGGAAGATAAAAATCTAATGCTTGAGCAGCTATATGACTTAAAGGTAAATAACTCACCATTCTTTCACAATTTGTTAATTCAAAATCACGCACAACCGATTGAGCTACCCACGAAATATTATCATGACTTATCATAACTCCCTTAGGATTACCAGTAGTACCACTTGTATAAATTAAAGAGTGACATCTCCAGGGACTTTGCCTTGAGATACGCTCATCTAATTCAGCTTCAAATCTTGGTTCGTCCCCCCTTTTCATAAATGCCCACCAAGAATAAACCGGAATAACTGATTCTGTCCAATCTGTACTTAATTTTTCATAATCTGACCAAACTATAAAAGCCTTTACTTTACCAACTAAATCATCTACATAAGTCTTATATTTATTTAATTGCTTCTCATTTTCTACTATAATTATTTGAGCATTACAATCATCTATCATATATTTACAAATTTCTGGTAAATTTGAAGTATAAACACCTGAAGATATACCACCTGCAAATATTGTAGCAAAATGAGAAATTACCCATTCATATGAATTAAAACCTTGAATCATAACACTAGAATACTCATCTAAACCACACGCAATTAAAGAACGAGCAAACTTTCTTACTTGTATATAAAACTTAGACCAAGTTTTTGTAACTGGTTGATTACCTACATTATAAGTATATGCGGGTAAATTACCATAATTACTTACAGTATTAGATAAAGCATCGTAAAGAGTTATAGGTTCAATATTATCAGTAACCTCCCTTTTAATTTCAATTCGTGGATTTGAAGTCCACATAATATCCTCACCTACTAATAATTTTTCATAAATTTTCTCAATTTCTATATCCTCTTTAACTTCTTCATCCAATGAAGGAGAATCTGATTTAATTTGTTTTTCTAATGTGTCCATAATATTAAATATAAGTATTAATATAATTAATTACTTATATTGAGTATCTATATGTATAAAAATAATATCAGAACATATATGCTAAACAAGCGATATGAATATACATCTGATAATATACAAAAAAAAAGTTTATTAATAAAAAAAATATTATTCAAAAATTTTGATTTTAATAAAATTAATATAATTCATACATTTTTACCAATTTTACAAAAAAATGAAATTAATACAAAAATAATTATATCAACAATATTACATAATTATAAACACTGCAAAATTCTTATTCCTAAAATTAATTTTAAAAATAAAACTCTTGATCATTACTACTATAAAGACGATAAACACTTATTACAAAATAAATACGGAATTGATGAACCATATAATTGTGAAAAATATAAAAAAAAACATAATATCAATATTATATTAGTACCATTACTAGCATTTGATAAAAATGGACACCGAGTAGGATATGGTGGAGGATACTATGATAAATTTATGATACACTATCCAAAATCTATCAAGATAGGATTATCATTAGAACAACCAATACAAATTATAGATATTAATAATCACGATATTAAATTAAATTTTTGTATTACACCAAAAAATTTATATAAATTTGACTAAAATCTTTTTTTTATTTCATCTATTATATCTGTGGTTGATATTTCAGAATTATAAGGTATTTCTTCAAAATTATTAATTATATCTTTAAAAAAAATTTCCTGTTTTTTTTTATCTTCTTCACAACTAAAACCATGAACGACTTTATCTATTTTATAGTTTAATATAAATTCATTATTTATTATTAAAGGAGCCGGAAATATAACATCATCCACATACTTTATTGATTTAACTATTTCATAACGTTGTTGTTCGTTAATAATCGGTTTCCTTTTATAATCAGTTGCAGCACTATCACTTATTACACCGGCTAATAAGAAACAATCTGTATAATGATTTTTTATATATTTAAACGATTTTAAATGACCAACGTGAAATAAATCAAATATACCATCAATATATATTATCATTGTTTATATATATATAGTATTATTATTTAAATATATTATTTACTTTTTTAAAATAAAGATATTATATCTAATATATACTATCAATCATCAATGACAACTCCAGTCGAAAACTTAAAAACAGGCGATATTTTACTTTTTAGTTCTACATTTTCTTGGACAAATCTTATGACTTGGCCAGGAAAATTTGTTGAATTTTTTACGAAAAAACCATACTCGCACGTCGGTATGATTTTAAAAGATCCTACATGGATTAAACCTGAAATGACAGGCATTTATTTATGGGAATCTTCTTATGAGGGTACTCCAGATCCACAAGATGATAAAACTAAATTAGGAATAATGATTACCCCTATTAAACAAGTGTTATCACAACATGATGGAAGAATATGGGTACGACAATTATTTGACGTAGAAAATAAATTAACAATACCTGTTTTGAAAAAAATTCATAAAATAGTATATGAAAAACCTTATGATTTTAACCCAATTGATTGGTTATCAGCATATTTAAGAAAAAATTTTGAAAAAAGAAAAGAGTCAAGATTTTTTTGTTCTGCTTTAGTAGCATGTATATATGCGGAATCTGGTATTATTGACCCAAATACAAATTGGACTATTGTACGACCATCAGATTTTGATGAAAATGACACACATTTAACTTGGATGGGAGAATCCCATCTTGAAGGTTTATTTCAAATTGAATAATTTATGTAAAAACTAAATTTTTAATATTAAAGATTTAATCAATATGTTAATTTATTACAAATGAATTCACATATTAATATTTCATTATTGGAACATGATCCAATAATCTTTAATCTTATCAAAGATGAAGAAAAAAGACAAAAAGAAGGTTTAGAACTTATAGCTTCTGAAAATTTTACTTCAAAAGCAGTTATGGAATGCCTTGGTTCAGTTTTAACAAATAAATATTCTGAAGGATTGCCGAATGCTAGATATTATGGAGGAAACGAAGTTGTTGATAAAATTGAAAATTTATGTATACAAAGAGCATTACAGGCTTTTCGTCTTGATGAAAATCAATGGGGAGTCAATGTTCAACCATATTCTGGAAGTCCAGCTAATATGGCTGTTTATAATGGAATGTTAAACCCTCATGATAGAATTATGGGATTGGATTTACCATCTGGTGGTCATTTAACGCATGGGTTTTATACACAACGAAGAAAAGTATCAGCAACTTCAATATTTTTTGAATCAATGGGATATCATATTAAAGAAGACGGATTCATTAATTATGATGAATTAGAAAAATTAGCAATATATTTTAAACCAAAAATGATAATTTGTGGATATAGTGCATATCCAAGAGATTTAGATTATTCAAAATTTCGCAAAATAGCAGATTCTGTTGGAGCATATTTGATGTGTGATATGGCTCATTTTAGTGGATTAGTAGCGACACAAGAAATAGGAAATCCATTTGAATATTGTGATATTGTTACAACGACTACTCATAAAACTTTAAGAGGACCAAGAGCTGGATTAATTTTTTATAAATTAGATTATAAAAAACAAATTGATCAATCAGTATTTCCAGGATTACAAGGAGGACCACATAATCATCAAATTGCTGCAATAGCGACTCAATTAAAACAAGTTGTTACTCCTGAATTTAAAAATTATATTATTCAAGTAAAAAAAAATGCAAAAATATTAGCAGAAGAACTTATCAATTATGGATATACAGTATCTACTAATGGAACTGATAATCATTTAGTATTAGTTAATTTAAAACCAAAAGGTGTAACCGGAAGTAAAGTTGAAAAAATTTGCGAACTTGCAAATATATCTTTAAATAAAAATGCTGTCTATGGTGATAAATCGGCATTATCACCCGGGGGAATCAGAATAGGTTCACCACCATTAACTTCTAGGGGAATGGTAGAGAAAGATTTTAAATATATTGCACAATTAATTAATGATTGTGTTTTACTATCTATTGAAATACAAAAAATATCTGGTAAAAAAATGAAAGATTTTAATAAACATTTGGTAAATTTTGATACTCAAATTCAAGAAATTAAAAATAATGTAATCAAATTCGCTACAAAATTTAACCTTTATGTATAATATATCTTACATACTTAGTTATTTCTACATATTTTTAATATAATATATTTATAAAATTAATGTCAGTGTCTATCTTAATTCCACTATATAATGGAATTGAATTTTTAAAAGAATGTATTGAAAGTATAAAACAACAGACATATCCTTATTGGGAAATTATTATTGGAATAAATGGACATCCAAAAAATTCTGATATATATAAACAAGCAAAAAAATATGAACATACACAAATTAAAGTTATTGAATATCTAGATACTAGAGGAAAACCCCAAACACTTAATAAAATGATTAATGATTGTTCTTATGATATAATATGTTTATTAGATGTTGATGACAAATGGCTACCTAAAAAACTTGAAGAACAAATTAAAGTAAAAAAAGATTATGATGTAGTTGGTACATTATGTCAATATTTCGGAACAAAACAAGATATACCAAGAATACCACGACAAAAAATTAGAAAAAGAAAATTTCTTAAAATGAATCCTATTATCAATTCATCTTGTATGATTAATAAAAAAGATGCAATTTGGAATAATGAATTTTTAGAAGATTATGACATGTGGTTAAGATTAAATTATGAAGGAAAAACATTTTATAATATACCTAAAATATTAACATTACATAGAATACATAATAAAAGTCACTTTAATAATACTAATAATAATCACGTTCCACAATTAATATCAAAATGGACAAAAATATATAATAAAATAAAATAAAAAACAAATAGGTGTAAATTACATAAAAAATATATATAAGTTATATAAATGTCTAATAATCAATTGAATATATATTACAGAAAAGAGGCTGAAGAACAATTAAAATTTGAATATGAACAAGAAATTTCTAAAATAAATACAAAAAATAATCAAGAAAAACAAAAAATTATAAATAGTACAAAAAAAGAAATTAATGACAAATACCAAAACGAAGATAAAACATTAAAAAATAAATATATATCAAAATTAGAAATTGAATATGCTAATATTGAAAAAGAATTTGAAAATATTCTTGAAATTTTTGATAAAGAAACTGATAAATTAACTATTTCTATGAATGATGAAAAACTTACGGAAAATATTATAATTACAAATTATAAAAATAATGAAGAATATCAACAAAAAATAAGGGATACACTTCGTAATTATAAAAGAGATTTACGAAAAATTAAACATGAAAGAAGAACACTAAGGCGAAATTTGATAAATGACATAATAGAACTCAAACAAGAAAAAAAGGAAAATGCTAAAATTGAAATAGATAAAAAATATAATGAAATATTTACTGAACAAAAACTTATTAAAAATAATTCTATTAATAATAAAATATTAAAAATTAATAGAATTTGGGATGATATATTAAAAGCAAATATTAATAGTTTCAATAATAAATGGAAAATAAACAAAGAAGAAAAAATACAAACAATTATTACACAATTAATTAATAAAAATAAATCTAGAATTATTAATAAATTTTCACAATTTAATCAATCGACAATAATAGATATGACTGAAACATTAAACAATAGATTATTAACTGATTGGAAAATAGAAAAAGAGAAAAAGATTAAATACAAATTACGAAATCTAGATGTATCAATAAAATCACTTAAGAATAATATTTTAAAAGAATGGAAAATAAAAGAAGAAAATATAAATCAAAAATATGATACAGAATTACATAATAAATTACTAGAAATAGACAATTCAATAGAAAAATATAATAACACTACTATACAAAATTATAAAAATTCAATTCTAAACACTATAGAAATATCTATTGTTAGTTTAGATAGAAATGATT